CACGACGGAGCCGGCGGCGGTATCAAGAAGGATCGTTCGGCCCTCATGCGCGGCCTCCGTCAGCGTGAGAGTGGCGCCGGCAGCAACGGAGCGCGTCGAGACATCGGCCGCCCGGGTCAGCTCAACCGCCGTTGACGTCGTGGCAGCGGCGGTGCCGTCCGTGGTGGTGAGGATGCTTGCGGCTGCGCCCGGGTCCCGCAGGGTCACAGTGCGGGCGGCACCCATTGCGCCAGCTACAAGCGATACCGTGGTATCGCCAGTCTGGTCGGTACAGGTGATAGCCAGCTTGCCCTTGCTTGCGGTGGACGGGAAGACGTCAACAGAACCGGCGGTGCCAGAAGCTCCTGCATCCACATTCGTGGCGTTGACAGTTGGCGCGGTCAGCGTTGTGATGGTCGCGCTGGTGATGGTTGCGATGCCCTTGGAACTATCGAGTACCAACGCCTTGCTGGCCGTCGCAGTCCCTGGAGTGATGCCGTCCACATAGCCCAGTTCTGTACCGGACAGCGTGTTGCCGTTGATGACGAGGCTTTCGCAGTAGACGACCTCGTTCTTATGGAGTGTTTGATTGCCGGTAGCCATGAGTGCTCCTGAAATGAAGAAGGGCCCCGAAGGGCCTCAAGAGTTGGTCAGCCGGCTATCAACCATCAGTGTCCGGCACATAGGCGATCAGCACCTCGCACGATCCGGCCGACGCATTCGCGTTCTGCCCGGTGTACGTAGCGGTAATCGTCGTGTCCGACGTGACGAGGTAGTCGCCGACCGCTTCGTCCAGGGCGACGAATGTGGCGCTCGACAGGTCAAGGTCGGTACCGAACAGGTCGTCGTTTGACGTAGTACCGATATCGAGATAGTCCGTGCCGCTGTCATTGAACGCGGTTGAAATCAGCACACCAGACATGGGCTTGATGATGACGGAGCCGCTCGGGATCGTGCCTACGGTCTGCGCGACGCCGCTGGTTGTATAGGCAACCGTTTTGCGGAGGAAATGCACCACCTGTTGGTGGTACTGGCGGGGAGATGCGCTCATTGGAGCCTCCAGAATGAGAAGGGTCTGGAGAGGGCACTAAGCCCCCTCTGTGGGGTTGCTTAGTGCGCGGCGGCGTAGGTGGAAACCGTGACGGTGCCGAAATCCAGGCTGTTGAACCTAGTCTTCTTCAGTCCAGCGATCATGCCGGCCGACACGCCCAGCGAGTTGCCGTAGTCGAACAGTTCTTCCACCCACGTCATCTCACCATCTTGGTCCTTCTGACCATAGGCCATCAGCGCAGCTTGGGCACCGCAGAACACCGCACGACGAACCGTGGTGATGGCTGCTCCGGTGGAGCTGTTGACACCCTGGGTGACGCGGTTCGTCTTGTGCAGGACTACGCCGTTGTATTCGCCAAGAGCCCCGCTGTAGATCGGGTTCTGCGAGTCGGACCGGCCGGCTGCAGCCGCCTTTTGGATGTCCAGCCACTGACCAGTCGAGGTGTTAGTGCGCAGGTCGTACACCTGGTAAGGGTGCAAGAACATGACGAATTTGTCTTCGCCGTTGATCTTCAGCGGACGCATCGTCGGCGACAAGGTGTCGGCCAGTTCGATGCACTTATCGATCAGGTTCAGATTGAACACATTCGTGCTGGCCTGGGTCTCATCCGCGGAGCCGGTCGCGAACACCTTATGATCAGTGCTCGGCGCGAGCGTGGCTTGGTTGCCCGTGTAGCGGGTGTCGTTCTGGGCTGTGTAGCCACAGAGCTGGTTGAAAAGCCACGTGTCGATGCGCTCGGACCACCAATCTTCAAGACCGGCCTTACTCTCCTCTCTGACGGAGAACGGCACGCGCTGCTCGGACATCTTGCCCTTGGAGCGAACAGCGTGACGCAACTGGTTGATGATGACCGCGTCGTTGTACGTGGTCAGGGCCTCTTCGTTGCCCTCCAGGGTGCCATCACCCTGCACGCCGTCACCGGAGAGCTGCATGCGCACGCCTACGGTGACTTGGTCGCCCGGGCCTTTGCTGGTCTCGGGCTGGATGGTGATGATGGAGTCTTTCCCTTTGCTCATGAAGCGCGCCGCGTAGGTCTTCTTCAGGGCATCTTGGAAGAGCTTGCGGCTCCAAAGTTTGACGGCGAGTGCGTGGTTTACGCCGTATTCGGTCATGGCCATACGGCCTCCTATGAAAGTTGGGTTGACGTTTCGGCCTATCGCTGGCCATGCGAAAACCCGCCCTTCACGTTGGCGGACACGACACTGCACGTTGACGGAGTGCGACCCGAAGGAGGTATGCGTTTAGGTGTGCATACCAGACACCACAGGGCCGACGCTCGCCATCAACACCCGCGGGATAACCAGACAGCCACAACGCATCGTGGCGGTCCTTCCCGCGCAGCTATGGTCTGCGCTTCCCTGCTCGAATTCGTGCGCTTTAGGTCCGCGTGACCGTTTTGGATAGATGCCCAGACTCAAGGTGACTGCGATGAATCGCTACGCACCTTCTTCAGTTCCTTGTCATTCAGCACGACACATACCTCCGTGATGCCGTCATGCGTTCGTTGAATTGCATGGATCCTAGCGGCCACCGAGCTTGCTAGCGACTTGGCCGCCTGCTCAATGATTTCCTTCGCTCTGGACTCGATCTCTGAGCGGATCCGCGCTTCGACCTCTGACCCGATACCTGAAGGATCTTGCATAGCGTTTCGGTGTCGCCGTTGTAGATCATTGCCATGTCAGCGCCTATCCAGCCAGTCGCGGAACTTCAGCGCCGCTGCTTCGAGAGCGGCAAGGTGCGCTTCCTCGTCCTTGATCGTGTTGCGCGCCATGGCGATGCGATCCTTCTGGCGCTCGACATCGCGCATCAGGCGGTCGAACTCACGCTGAACGACAGAGCGCGGATCTGGCATCTTGTCGCCTGGGGCGCGAGATGGGTATTCAGCATCCGTCATTCCACCAATGCCAAGCCCGAGGCCGAGGAAGTTTTGTTGCATCGCCTTCTTGATCTGATTGAAGCTATCCATCTCAGCCGCCCATCGCCTTGCGCCACTGCTCAGGCGTGAGCTTGGCAAACTCGTCTTCGCTCATAGCGGCCAGCGCCTCGATGCTCAAGCCCTTCGCTGGAGAGCCACCACCGCCAAGAGACTTGGCTGCTGCCCCGCGCTGCTGAGTCTCCAGCTTCTCCTGCGCCGTCTGCGCCGCGGCCTTCTTCGTGTAGCCGCGCAGGCCAGCAATGCGATATGCAGCCTCCGCTGGGTTAGCCCCGCGCTGCGCGTTCGCTATTGCAAAATCCAGCAGTTCGCGCTCAACGCGTTGAGCTGCTTGCGCCTCGTCGAGGCCGAAGACCTCTGTCTGCTCCCTCTTGAGAGATTCTCGTAGGTGTTTCAGAGCATCCTGGTAGTCCGGCATCTGCTGCACGAAGTGGCGTTCGCTCGCGTCGATCTGCTGCGCCAATCGCTGAAATGCGGCCTGCTGCTCTGCTTGCAGCTGGCGCTCCTGATCGAGCTTCTGCTGCTGCGCCAAGCGCTCCTGAACGGAGTCGAGTTGGTATTTTAGGTGCGAGGCAGGATCTTGCTCGAACGCAGGCGGCTCTGGGTCCGGCCCCTTCGCCAGAATCTCCAGGCGCTTCTGCAGCTTCTCCATGTCGGACGCACGCGCCTTGCGTTCGGCCTCCAACTCGCTGCGCATCTGCTTGATGCGTGCTCGCTCTTCATGCAGGGCCTGCAGCGGCACCATCTTCGGCTCTTCAGCCGTGGTGTCCTTCTGTGCTGGCTCTGCACCCTTGCCAGCATTCGCTGCGGCTGCGTCTTGTGCTGCGGTATCGGCCGCGTCCGGCACGGTGTTTTCGTCGCCGCCGACGATGTCTGCGATGTTGTCGCTCATGATCCTAGTGGTTTCAGCGTTGTTCCGGCACGCCTGAGCCGAGCGGCACGACCTGTGCCGATTCCTGCCTGGCCGCTGCGATCTGCGCGGTCTGCAATGTGGTCCCTGAGCCTATCTCCGCTACCTCGATAGCGGTCTGGCCCTTCATGTGTTGCAACATCAGTTGCAGTTGCGCATTGAATCGGCGCTCCATGTCGGCCATGCGCATGTCGGCGGCCTTCATCGCCTCTTCGTGCCTCATGTTCATGACGTGCATCGCATGCTCATGCTGCAGCTTGGCCGCATCGCCTTGCATGCTCATCGCGGCCTGAGCCTGCGCGGACTGCGCTTCGACCATCGCCACTTGGGCATCAGCTCCCGCCTTCTGCGCGCCGGCTTGGGCCTGCTGCACCTTGGCTTGGGCAATGAGCATCTGCGGGTCCGGCTGCTTCGGCTGCTGTTGCTGCTGATCGATGCGTTGCTTCCACTTCTCCACCATCGCATTCGGCAATGGCAGGTACTCCAGCAACTCGGGGCCGAACGGCACGCCCTGGTCTCGAAGTGCCGGCATCAGCTGCATCAGAACTTGGAACGTCTGCGCCTTGCGATCAACCGTCGTCGAGGCTTCGTCAACGATCACGTCGTACTGCGCTGTCTTCGGGTCGCGGATCAGCGGGATGTAGCGCTCAACGCCATCCCCACCAAGGATGCGGACCAGACGCCCATCGCTCAGGTAGTCGCGGATGAAGTCAGCCAGCAGCCGGCCTTGTTCCTTACGGTACTTGCGCAGGGCGTCGAAAAGCACAGCGAGCACTGTCAAGGCCGCCTGTTTGCGCTGCGCCTCCAATACGCCGGCCTGCTGCCGGTCGGCCATGCCCAACAGCTCCAGGTTGATGCCGGTGACGTCGCGCAGGCTGCTGATCGAGAACTGCAGCATGTTGTTCACATCCTGCGGTACCTGCGCCAGTGGCTTGGGAATCACCTTGCCTTGGCTGATCGCGCCCTCGTTCAGCACCACGACGGAATCGGCCTTTGCCCACTCCTCTTTGAGCCTGCCGATGTTGTCGGTAGCAGACTCCTCCACCATCAGTCCGCCCTTGGCGTTGGTGTTGATGATGTGGAGGATCTGCGAGAAAAACTTGTTCGCCCAGCGCTGCGGGTCCAACATGGCGCGGACGATCCCGAACCATGTGTTTTGATTGCGGTCGCGTTTCGCGGCAATGAACGCTCGCGTGAACTGATTGCATGGACAAGCTGAACGCTCTAGTACCACGTCACCACAGACGAACGTCTGCATGTACTTCTTGCGCTGCTTGCGCATGCTCTGCAGTGGCGGCATGCCCAGCACTTGGAGCCGCTCGCTCAGCGTGTCAAGCGTGGCCTTGTCTATCTCCTGCAGTTGCTGGGTGTCTGGGTTCAGCATCACCCAGAAGCTTTCAAGCTCCCATTCCTGGTGATGAATGACGCGCAGCTTCTTGGCGCGATCGTCGTATCCAGTCGCGTCCCGCTTGTATAGCCAAGCCATGTCGGCATCGTGCAACTGGCCTTCCTGATCAGAAGAGCCCCAGTCAGTCGATGCGCCGATTTCCTCCGCCCTGTCCGGCCACTTGTCTTGAATCTCCTCGCGATCCATCCACTCGAAGCGCAGATCCCAGCGACGGTCGGTGAGGTTGCGCTTCTTCGCCGCAGGATCCCACCGAACCGTGAGCGGGTCGCGCCTGTCGATCAGGACCGCTCCTTCCGGGTCGCTAACGTAGTCTAGGCTCGTTTCTGTGCATCCAATGCCGCATACCACAGCATCGTAGAACGCTTCGCTTTCCTCGTCCTCCGCGTCGCAGGCGTCTCGGATGTAGTCCGCCGCGCCGGTCAGCACCTCATTGACACCGACGTCGCCGACTTGTCTAGGTATGTACTGTACTTGCTGGCGGTTCTGCACTTCGCTGCCCGCAACAGCATCCACCATCGGCCCGACGCGGTTGAACACCACTGGCAGTCGCCCCATCTCCAAGAGCTTGGCTTTGTCGTCAGTCGCCCATTGCTCGCCCGCGACGAATGCATAGCACTCCTCGGCCTCCTTCAGCCATTCGCCCAGGTGCTGGTCCGATTCCTTCTTGTGCTGCTTGATGCGCGCAATCAGGGCTAGGTCGTCTAGCTGGGCTGGGCGCTGATCTTTGTCGTTTTGGTCCATACCGTCAGGCTCAGCGTTTCCCGGCCAACCAGCCAGCAAGAGCAACCGGCGCACTGTCGATCGACTCCTGAACCAGGACGGGAAGCCCGCGTTTCGCCTGCTCCTGAAGCAATGCCCGCGCATGCTCGTTCTCGACATGAGCAGGATGGACGAGCAGCGTGTATGGCTCCCGTGCGCCGGTGCTCTTGACTACGCGGCGTGCGCTATCTATGGCGCGCGCTAGGTACTCTTTCCCGTCCATCACAGCCGCTCAACAATCCACGCCTTGCGCACGTCGTCACCAAACACGCCGACGCCGTACACATGGCCGTAGTCCCATAGCTCTGACGCAACTTTGCAGTCCGGGTATTGCTCTCGCAGCGATGCCAGCAACTGGGCGTGCTTCTGATCTAGTTCCGCCTTCAGCTTGGCGATGCGGGCGCTTGCCGGGGCGGGTGCCCGCTCAAATAGCATCTGGTTTTCGTCCATCACACCGCCCATCCACTACCTGCGCTTGACCGGTCGCCCTTGGCGTAGCGGTCCTCTTGCTTGAAGTGTCGGTACTCCTGCACCGACACGGCGAGATAGCGGAATGCATCCGCGTCGTGGCTGGCCCAGTCATGCAAAGGGCCAAGGCTCACGTTCCGCTTCTCGTCGATCTTTTCCCGGTACTGCCTGAGCGCATCCAACAGCCATGCGCATTTGGTCTTGTGGAAGTGACACCGGGGCATGAGCATCCGCCCGGCGTTTATCCCGTCTTCTACCCTGATGTTTGGCGCTACCTGGAAAGTGATGCCGAGGCCGCGCGCCACCTCTAGTCGACTCTTCCCAGTGCCAAGCTCACGCACCGCCAGGTCGTGCGGCCCGTAGTGCTTGCCGTACTTGTAGCCCTTGCGATCCAAAACACCAGCGTAGTGGTCAAAGCCGCGGCCGCTGGCCCTGTAGTGGTCAATCACACGCACTGAGCCGGACCGGGCCGACTGATAGAAGATGATCGACATCAGGTCAGCGATGCCAAGATCCCATGCCGTGTGAACCGGCAGCATAGGGTCGTATGGCACGTCGTCCGTGATGCGGCCAGCTCTCTCCGCTTCTTCGATCAGCTTCGCGTAATAGGCCCCGGTGATGGCTGCGTCAAACGAGCACTCGAACTCCTGCAGGTACTCGTTCTCCGGCATGCTCTTGCGCAGGCGCTCCAGTTCGTCGGCCGGAATAAGCCCGGTCTCGCTCGCGCGCAGCACTTGGACAAACCACTCCGGGTCATCCTGCGCCCGCTTGTACGTCGCCCCCAGCAGGTTGCCCCACCCCTTCGGCGTGCCGCTTAGGTCGAGCCAGCCCTGTCGATCGGCAAGCGCCGGCAGGATGACGCTCGTCAGCGCACTGGGCGCAATGTCCTGCGCCTCGTCGCCAGCCAAGCCATCAAAGTAGAGACCTCGCAGCCGTTCGGCGTTGTCCGCGCCGTAGAGTCGGATAACTGCCCCGTTGTGCCCGAACTGCACGGAAAGCTCAGACTCGTTGACCTTCCCGCCCAGATCCAGGATCGGCGCGGCGTACTGCTTGAGATACACCCACGCGATATCCTTGGCCTGCACGAAAAATGGCGCCAAGTACCCGAACCGAGGATTCGGCCTTGTGCACTCCGCAGCCTTTTGGATCAGCTTGTTGATCCGGGCAACGGTTTTTCCGGCTCGGCGGTGCGCAACCGTCAGGCTGTAGCGCCTCTCGCTGTCGTGATATGGCAGGAATGCTGCGCGTGGCTGGTAGTCGATCTCTATGTGTCGCGTTTCCATCCGAATGTGATGTGCACCGGTTGCTCGGCGTCTCCCGCCACCTCGGTCCGGGCCAACTTCGGCGCAGCGAACTCCGCGAGTTTTGCTAGCAGGTCAAGGGCTTTCCCAGGGTCCGGCTTGCCGGTGTCAGTGCCATCCCCCTCAGCAACGAGCGCCAGCCACCGCCCGACGTTCTCGCTGTTTTGCTCAAGCACCAGCCGCACTGTCTCGCGGAACTCGCGCGTCGCTTTGTTCGGCACGCCGGACTTGCGACCGCCTGATTTGAATCCATGCGCCATAGTCAGACCGCTCTACTACAGATTACCGGCCCGCTCGGCCGCTCTCTTCTTGCGCATCCACTCACGACGATACGTGCGGCGCTTGTCAGCATCCGCGTAGCATCCGCGCCTGGTCTTGTGAACTACCTTTGCAGCCTCTGCGTGAACTACCAGTGCCGCCTGCTGTCTGGCGAATACCTCGCACCGCAACCTCGGGCAATGCTTCTGCTTACATGACTTGCAGGTCACAGTTCCGGCCAGCATGCTCTCAACGCCCCTTCTTCCCATTCTTCGCCCTACGCTGGACATCAAGCGCAATGGCTACTGCCTGCTTCTGAGGCTTGCCTGCCTTCATCTCGCGCTTGATGTTTTCGGAGACGGCTTTCTTGCTTGGGCTTTTGACTAGAGGCATGGTGTCAGCATTTCTTGCCCTTCTTCATGGGCATGTCTTTCATCGGCATCGGGCTTTTGCTGGGCTTGGTGGGTTGCTTCTTGGTTGCCATTGGTAATTCCTATTCCTCAAAGGTCAGCGTGTCGATCCCCATGCCGCAGGACACGTCAAGCTCGCTCGCTACCTCTACCGCGCGTCTCGCGTCGCATCCTAGGTGCATTGCTGCCATTGCGTAATCGCGACCTGATCCGATCGCTGTGCGGTTGCATTGCAGCTCTATCGGATGTGGGCAGTTCTCCCACTTGAGCACCTGGCCGTGCGGATGGACCGACAGCAGCATGCTAGGACAGTCCTTCTCTCGCAGGGACGCCGGGAATTTCTCCGGGTGTCCGCCATCCTGGAACCACGCCATGTGCTCAGCCACTGCTGCCGCATCGCCAGATCCGCCGACGATCCATCCATTGATACGACGCAGCTTGGTGACGGTAGATCGGAGACTGCCGAAACAGGCCAGTTTGTCCGCGGCCAACGTGCGGCCGTCCCATGCGATTACTGTCATTTCGTCCTTGCATTCCGCGCATCATGCGCTAATGTATCCACATAGCCACCCACCACCACGGAGCGCGCCATGTCATTCGAGCAGTTTATGACCGAGCAGATCGCAGCGATCGAGGAGTCTGGGCTTGAGCCGGACGCCTGGATTGAGCTGCATGCCGAGGAATTCCGCGCCTCGCATCCGGTGGACGAGCCGGCGAATGTGTAACGGTCCTTGCTATCCGCGCACGATGCGCTAGATTAGAGGCATGGGCAACGCGGTGTTGCCCAGCAACCTGGAGAGAGTGATGAGCACGATCCGCATCGAAGCCGCCCAGTACGCAGATCACGACGACTGCTTGGCCGCTGCCGCCAGCGACTACGCCGAGCAGCATTTTCTGCAGGACTGGGATCTGGACCCGCGTTACGAAGACCAGCGGAACCGCGATGTGATCCTGCTCACCGTGCCGGACGCGAACTGACATCGGCCGGTCGAGACCACCCACCAGGAGCACACCATGAGCAAGACCCGCATCACCGCGCATAGCGACCGCCGCGTGACCATCTCCTACACCGATGTTCTGAGCGATGAGCAAATCACGCTGGACATCTGGGCGCCTGAGCCGGCTGCTAGCGGGCGCAGCTATGTGCGCTACAACGGCGACAAGCAGCTGTGCCGCGGACTCTCATCGCGTGGCGACACGCTCACGTACTACGCTGGCACTAAGCTGGTCGATCTGGTGCGCCGCGAGTATAGGGCCATGAGAGCCGCGGAGCGTCGCGAAGCTGCCCGCGGCTTCCCCTTCTGAGTCCAGTATGAGCGATCTTCTTCTCGACTTTCTGGACTGGCTCATGCCCGCGTTTCTTTTGATCGCGGTCCTCGGATCCATCGCGCTCATCGGGTACGGTGGTGTCTTGATCTGGCAAGACGCTGCCGCCGAGACATTCGAGCTGCGCAGGGATCAATGGTCCTGCACCTCTAGCCATGCTGTTACGTCAACAACGTACATATTGATCGGCAAGATCCTGGCGCCGACGACGAACACGCAACCCCCCGTATGCGACCAATGGACCCGGCACCAATGAGTGGCCGTCAATCATCAGCCTGTGCGGAGGCCATGCGCCTCCATCTGTCTGGCCTCACCATCACTGCTGCTGCCGCAAAAGCCGGCGTTGCTATTTCTACTCTCCGCCGGGCTCTCCGGGCTGCTGGACATGCTCCAGGCCAGCCAGGAAACCCCACGTGGGTCAAGCGACCATAGCTCTAGATGACAAATTCCGGGATCCATCCAGCGAAATTTTGCGAATT